AATCGGACCCCTTCGCCCCCGGCGTGGCGGCAGCCATCTCAATTAGCGCCGCCATTTGGTCATTCGGCGACGCCGCCGCCGCCCGCGCAAGAGCCTCCTGCCGCATCTGCGCCTGTGCGTTTTGCACATACTCGTCCGCGAGCTCTCCCGCAACGCCGCGCCCGACACCGTGACCGCGCAGATATTTCAGAACATCGCTTCGACTCATCGACGCCGTACGCTGCCGGGCGACCTGCTGCGCGATCTCATCGATCGTCTCGTCGAATGTCTTATCCTTGGCGATCTGCCCGTTATCTTGCAGGTATCGGTAGATGTCGGCGGAGGTCAGCGTCTGCGCTCCTTGCATCTGCGCTTCGGGCAGCCCGAGCGTCTCTGCGAGCTTTGACTGTGCGCTCTGCTGTCCTTGCGCGCCTTGCCCGCTGAGAATGTTCTGCGCCACGCCGCCCGCCCACGCGTGCTTATCTGCAAGCTGTTTGCCGATGTCGAACTGCTGCGCATCATACAATCCCAGATACTGCGTATGATTGATTTTATCCTTGAGCTCGGAAAGACTAAGCCCCGCGCTCTCCTTTTGCAGATCGCCGAATCGCGTCCCCGCAACGGCGCGCAGCTGATCCGCCTGCGTGTGCGCATCGTTCATCTTTTGCCGATAGCCCTGTACCTCCTCGGAATCCTCGGCATAGCCGTTATTGAGGAGATACTGCGCGTCGTTCTGCGCCTGCATGTAGTCTTTGCTGAGCTTTAGCTGCATCATCTTCGGGTCTTGCCCGAGATACCCGGTCACCCCCTTGCTACGTTCATCGTTATTGAGCGCCCCTGCAAAGAGCCCCTGCGCCTTTTGCCGATCGTCCGCGCTGACCGCGCGCATCCCGTCGAGCACCTCGCGCCCCTTTTCGAGATGCCGCGCATGATGATTCTGCGCCCATCCCTGCCCGAGCATACTGCCGAGCCAAAAACCAAGCTGATCCCACTCCATGACCGATACCTCCTCAAATTATCCGCATCAGAAAAGCCGCCTCACCTGAAGCGGCTTTTACTTTATCATTCGCCCCATGTACTCTTATCCCCGCCTTTGGCGATGAATCCGTCGGCAAAGTAGGTGTTTGCCCCTGCGACCTCGATGTCGTGAATCGGGCGATTGCCGCTATAGACGACGCCGTACACTGCGCCGTTGTCCCTCACACGATCACCCATCTTGATCTCGGCGAGCGTCCGATATGTCCCGTCCTCCATCAGGAACGGCTGCGTGAGCGTTGCCGAGACGTGCCCGAGCTCGCAGAGGAGATTATAGACGTCGCCGTAGTGCTCGCCCATGACGGCGATAACCTTCTGCGGCTTCTCCTCGCCCTCGTCGTAGGTCATGACCATATCGCCGACCTCAATGTGCTCGATTCTCTTTGTCGTCCCGTCCACCATCTTGATACGTGTATCGGGCGGGAAGCAGAAGATCGACCCCGTGACTCCCCCGAGGAAATTCCCCCAGAATCCTGCGCCGCCTCCGCGCTGTGTCTGCGTCTGTGTGCTCGTCCCCTTGCCCGCGATGCCCGCAAGCGCGTTCGTCGCCGAGCCGTTCAGTCCGAGCGATGCTTGCCATGCGTTGAACGCGGGCGACTGTGCCGCCTCCTGCGCGGCTGCCGCCGTGCCGATCTTACTCCCTGCCGAGTTGAGCAGGTTCGAGTAGATGCCGCTGTTTTGACTCGTATTGTTCTGCGCGTTGCTCCACTGCTGCTGCGCGAGATTTGCACTGTTGCCGAGCGCGCCCGCGAGCCGCTCGTACTGCGTCCCGTAGATGTTACCGAGACTGCCCGCGAGATTGTTTGCGTTCGCATACTGCTGCTGCGCTAGATTCGCCGCCTGCTGAATGTTGTTTTGGTACTGCTGCGCCACCGTATTCGCCGCGTTGCGCTGGATGTCGTTCATCGCCCCCGTCGTGACGGAGGAGTTCAGCACGCCGCGGTCGCCGAGACTCTTGAGCGCACTGCCCATCGTGTTCTGCATCGCAGAGGAGATGCTGTTTTCCATGTTCTTTTGGTACTGTGCGGGCAGCTCTCCGCGAGAGAGCCCCGCGAGCGTGTTGTTCGCGTTCATCGTCGCCTGACTGTAGAGATTGGCGAGCCCGCCGATCTGCTCTGCATTGCGCTTTGCAAGCTCCTGTCCCTTGCGTGATGCTGTGCCGAGGTCTTGATTCGCCGCCGCAGTCGCGGAGTTGTTCGCCCCGAGGAGTCCTGCCATGCCATTGGTCGCCGCGTTGATCTGCCCCTGCGCCTCGTTGTTGAGCCTGTTAAAGTCAATCTGCGTCGCCCCGAGCGATCGTTCTATGAGTCCGCGCGCCATATTGTTGAGGTAACGCGCATTCGGCGCGACCGCCTCGGAGTAGTCGGCAGAGAGCTGCGAGAGCTTCTTCTCGCCCTCCGTCGGCTGATACGACTGCACCGTCGTCGTCGACGAGCCGCCCTTATACCGCACCATGCGCCCGTAGTATCCCTCGACATAGGCGTTCTTGTCTTCCTGCCAAATCGCCCACTCTGCATCGTAGGGGAATCTATATCGAATCATGTTCCGCTCCTTTCGTCTGCTTATCCCCACCACGGCTTATCCACGGGCGGAGGCGTCCCGGGTCCAATCACGCCCCAGTACGGCGCGTTCGCGTATGGCGTCGGCACAGATGCGTTGCCGAATGTACCGTAATAATTGGACGGCGCACTGCCGCTCCCGCTCGCCCACTGCGGCGCGATACTCGTATCCCCGTGCTGCATGGGCGGGAGCGTCGGATTCACCTCATCTGCACCGAGATTCTGCTTCAGCGCGTCCTGACTGCCGGGTACGGTCGGCTGTGCCGCACTTTGATTCACCGCCCCGCGCTTGCCGAGGCGTCCGCTTGACCGCACCCCGCCGCCTTTGTACCGCACAAGCCGCCCATAGCGGCGTTTCACATACGCCTCTTTGTCGTCCTGTGTGACGAGCCCTTCCTCATCGTTATAACTCCAATACATACCGCCGCTCCTTTCATATCTCCCATGTGACATAGTACGCGTCCTCGCCCGTCTCGTCATAGGTAAATGCGGGCGAGACAAGCCCCTTTTTGCCTGTTTCCTTATGCGTGCAGTGATACCGCCGCTTCCCGTCCCCGAGCTCCTCGACACGCTCCACGCGATAGCCGAAGAGACGTATATACGCGCGTATCTGCCGCCGCACACAGCACGTCCCGCCCTCATGTACGCCGAGCAGTCGCGCGACCTCGTCGACGTGATCCTTGAAAAATCGCGCATCCCCCGCGAGCTGCGCGATCATCGCGGTATTCTCCGTCATGCGCACCTCGCAAAAGCCTTTGTCCTCGCGAAAATAGAGATCAAATCCCTCCGTCGGCACAAAGGGATCGTGCGGATTTTTACGGTTATAAAACGCGATCCATTCCTCGAGCGTCATAGGTCTGCCACCTCCAGCGCGATGTGTTTGAGCACGAACGGCGCAGTCCCGTGAATCAGCGTCTCGATGCGCGGAGAGGAGTGGTTACAGCGCACCTTGCGCCGCGTATTCGTCGGCACGGTGATGTTCATGTTGTCGATCTCGATGCGTGCCTCGCCCGCCTGTGAGGACTTCATGTCCGTGTCCACGCTGCGCACGATGATTTTCTCCGTACTCACGAGGTCTCTGAGACGCATTCGGAACGGGATCGGCGTCCCGTTGTCCGAGAGCTCCTTTTTATCCAGTTCGTAGAGCGCATTTCCCGACGCCACGACGATGCCCTCAATCGTCTCCTCGACCGACGTCACCGGCAGAGGAAAGAGCAGCGTCGTCGCCGCGCCCATCGTGTAGTTGTACGCGATGAGATGTTCGTGCTTTGCCGTCGGGCGAATGAGGAGCAGCTTTCGGCGGCGCAAATGAAACATCGCGGGTTCATAGAGCCTGTCCGTTACCAGCGCGTTCCACTTCTCCCCGATGTCTCCCTGTGCGATATTGCCGTAGTCCATCGTCGTGCGCATCGTCTTCATCCCCTGCCGCGAGACGAATACCACGTCGTTGCCGACCGCCTCCGCGCAGGCGCGTCCGACCGCATCCGTATTCGTCGCCACACGGTACACCGCCCAAGAGCGCACATCCCTATCCCCCGCGAGCTGATAGATCATCCCGTTGTTCTTGATGAGGAGCATATCCGTTGCGAGCGGGACTGCCGCGATAATATCCCCGCTGTCCCCATAGCCGACATCCACCCACGCGCCCGTCGAGGCGTCGTTGTCGTCCGTGTTCCACTGCGTACCGTCGCCGACGCCCGAGAGCATCACGCGGTCAGAGCCCGTCATCACCGCACAGAGCCGCGCCCCGCGCTGAAAGATGAGGTCGCAGACAGGCCCCGCATCGATCGTTTTCACACTGCCCTCTACGGCAAAGTTATAGGACTGGAGCTTATCGCCCGAAGCGATCCATATCATGTCCTTGAACTTCGCGCAGAGCGGCCGCTTTGTCCCCGTGAGCGTGCCAACGTGCTCCGCCTCCTGCGTCAGCGTCGTCACGCGATAGATCGCCCCCGTGACGAGGAACGCGAGGAACGTATTGCTATCGACGTCGTAGTACGTCCCCATCACGTCGGCGGGGAACGTTACGCGCGGCTTTGAGAGCCCGCCGCGCGGCACGAGCGTCCGATTGTACCCGAGGAAATAAAAGTTTTGGCACTCCTGCATCTCATTCGGCGCGATCAGATCGCCCGGATTCATCACATTGATCCCGCCCGAGAGATCGCCGAACATCACCTGCGTCGCATTGTGCTTCATCGATCGCCGCATGACGCTCCCTCCTTACGACGTCGGCAGCGTCACATCGACCACGTTGAGCACGGCGTGACCGCTCGTCGCGCGTGCAAAGATTGTTCCTTTGAACGGCGTCGGCACATTCGGCGCGAGATAGAATCCCGTGCCGACCTTTTGCTCCGTCGCGATCTCCACCTCGCGCTCGGGGGCAAAGAGCGTTCCCTTCGTCTCCGTAATCGGCGTAAAATCTCCGTGAAGTTGATACTGCATGATAGTCTCCCTTCTCTATTAACGCGTAGACATAACTATTCCACTCCGCAGGTTATAATTTTCCATCGGAACGAAGCGATCTCCATAGTTCTTCCAGATGTTCTGTGCTTTATATGTAGCGATTGTTGATTGCCAAACAAGGAACTTGCAGTCTGCGGGCAAATCCGCAAGCACGTCGGAAACCAGCTTGAAGTTGAACGTCCCACCGTCGATAATGAGATACTTGAGATTGCGGCAGCCATAGAACAGCCCGTCCATGTTGCCCGAGAACCTAGACGTATCGAAATTCCGCAGCCGAATCGATTCCGCATCTGTCTCCGCAAACATCCGCGATATATCCCGCAGGCTGCCCGTGTCCATAGAGACGTCAATGAAGTCCGTCATCGTTTTCGCAAACAGTCCCGACGCCGTAGTGACATTTGGCGTCGATACATGGAATACAATCCCGTGCATCTCCTGCGTTCCACCGTGAACTTGTTTATTGTATTTGCTGTTGTATTCACGCGTTGCCTGGAACATACAGTTCATGTTTTCAACGGCGGAGTAGTCGAGCATTGTGAAGATGCTCTGCCAAAGATGTACATCCAAAACACCCGGGGGACTGTACCCGCTTCCCGCAATCGTAGACGCGACGTTCGTAAAGCCCTCCTGACCTGAAAACCTTGCCTCCGCAAACATATAGGACATATCCCTGCATTTCCCAGTCCTGCGGAATTTCTCGCCGAACTTCGCAATCGCCGTACAGCGGAAGAACATATGCGACGTTGTTTCCACGCTGCTCAGGTCAAAGTTTGAGAGATCGAGATGCAGGAATGCGTTCGTAGTAGTTCCCAACGTCCCCACGAACCCCCTGCATCCCGCGAACATACTGCCCATCGCCGTCGCTTTTGCCGTGTTCCATTTCGACACGTCGATAACGGGCAGTTTTGCGCAGCCCTTGAAGAGTTCAGAGAAATTCGTCACATTCCCGACGTTCCATTTCGACACGTCGAGCTGTCTGAGGTTTTCGCACCCGCTGAACATCCCCTTGAGGTCGGTCGCTCCGCTCATATCCCACGCGGACACATCGATCGTGCGCAGCGCACGGCAGCCGTCGAACATATACGAGAAGTTTTTCACTCCGCGCACCTTGAACGCCGTCATGTCGAGCGTCGTCAGTTGGTCGCAGTTTTGGAACATACGACTGACGTCGCGCAGCGGATAACTTTCGGGCACACTGAAGTTCAGCACCGCTTTAAGCGACATACAGTCGTGAAACATCGCGCTCATATTCGTGACCTTCACCGCCGAGCCGATGTCGAGGAAGTCCATCACCTCTAGGCTGAGTGCGCGGTTAAATAGCCCCGTCCAGTCCGTCAGGCGTCCGATCGCCTCCCTCCCCACGAGATCAAGGAACACGCGCGAGCTGATAATCTCCTCCCGCGAGAGCTTCTTTGCCCCGCCCGTACCGTCCTCCTCCCATTTGAGCGGGTCGAGGGATTTGAGTGTGTAGGTCTTCCCCTCGTCCGTCCGAAAGCACTTCATACCGAGCGTGAGATTCTCCGTCGGAAACGCCGTGCCCGCATAGTTGGAGCGCAGTGTCTCAATGTTCTTGTTGTAGATTTCACGCGCAGCCCGCACCGTGTCCGTCTCAAGGACTTCTCTGTATTCCTGCAATTAGATTCACCTCCGTTTAGTACGCTCCCCACGATACGCGGAATCGTGCAGGGAAATTATAAACGTCACGCGAGTTGATGTTGTAGTAAACTGTTCGCCCGCCACTGTCATAATAGCCGCCGCTCTCGCGCGGGAATCGCACCGTAGACTGCACATAATTCGGATACGCACCTCCCGGACGTGTAATTTCAACAACGCGGGCATTCTCCGGCACTTCAACGCGCACAACGCCCGCACTCGATCCGTTCCACTTCTCACGGATATTGCTCATGCCGCCGCCCGCACATTCGATGCGGATGAGCCCCGTATTCGGCGGAAGCTGCACGCGCTCGTTGATGCCGACCGTCGCGCTCCCTGGATACACCCACCCGAGACGCGGCTTCGTCACGGCGACCGCAAAGACGCCTCTTGACGTCCGTATGCGCAGAGGAGAGGCATATTCGTCGTGAATGGGGACAAGACGGATGAATACGCCGTGCTCTTTGTAATAATCCACATTACCCGCGCCGCCGTATCCCGGCACGCGGATGGAGATAAACGGATCGCCGTTATACGGCGGCGCCATCGTTCCGGGACCGCCGCCAATACGCCATTCATAGAGAGGTGCGGACAAAACGGCTTTCGTCACAGGATGTCGCAGATAGAGTTTAATTTTTGATTCTCCCCACCACCCCATAGACTACACCGCAATCCATATATTCCCACCGACGTCGCTCGTCGGGATGTTGACGACCGTTTGTAACGTCTCCGTCCTGTGCTCGACCGTCACCGCCCTGTCCGCCGTCGACGCGCGATCAGCCGTTGTCGCCCGCGTCGCCGTGTCCGCGCTTGTCGCGTGCCCCGCATTCGTCGCATAGTCCGCATTCTTCGCGTGCTGCGCTTCGTTCGCATTACCCGCGCCCTCGACACGCTTGGCAACTTCCGCAACATCCGCATAGGAAGCGCGCGCCGCCGTGCCCGTGATATTGATCGGCCACGTGCCTCCCGCGCCGCCGCCGTCCCTGCGTGCATAGACGCTCGCAATCTCGTTGCCCGCACTGTCGCGCACTGCCCTTTCCGCCGTCGTCGCGCTCCCTGCGCTGTCCGCACGTCCCGCAGTATCGGCACGTCCCGCATTGTCTGCCCTGCTTGCCGTTCCCTCGACACGCGGCACAGCGAGGATGCCGCGCGCGGGATTGAACGTGAAGTTACTTGCCCGCTCCCGCTGTGCCTCGTCCCTGACGCCTGAGAACCACACGGCTCGCGCCGTGTCCTGCGTCGCGTTCACCCCCTTGACCGCGTTTGCAACGCTCGCCGTCGCGCTGTTGCCTGTACACTCATCTGCCGTTACCGACTGCACGTTGAACGTCACATCCTGCGAGCCGTCAAAGGATATTGCGTCTGACGTCACCTTGCCGTTGATTCTCAGATTGACCGCCTTTTTCAGCTCGCCCGAGGCGTCCTTTTCCCACTGCGGCGGATTAAGGTTCTTGAGCGTGTAGGTCGCCTTGAGGTCGGTGCGGTAACACTTCATACCGAGCACAAGCCCCGACGTCGGGAACGCATCGCCCGCCGAATTGCTCAGCACCGTCTCAAAGTTCTCGTTGATTGTCGTACGCGAGTCCTTCACGCGCTCCTGCCCTTGTATCTGTTTGTACTTTTGCATAACTCCCTCCTAGTACCCGACCGACGTCCACGAGATGATGCCCGCTGCGGGCGACCCGTCCGCCTTGCGCAAAACGCAAGTGAACGATTCTTTCCCAATGGACAGCACCGACGGAATGAGAACACCGTCCTTCGCATTCCCGCCTTGCAGCGTTACGACCACCTCGGGCTGTGTGTAATACTTCTTGTGATACGGCACGACCGTCTCCTTTGCCGTCATGCGCACCGTGCCGCGGTCAACGGTGTCCTCGATGTCCACGTTCATCACGACGTCATAGATTTGCGGGATTGACCCCACACTGCCCGCCGTCATGGCGATGCGCACGAGCGCCTTTTCATACTCATACTCGCCCACGCGGAACGGACGGAACGCTTCATAGCCCGTCGGATGCGTGCAGAACTCCCGGAACTGTTCGAGCGTCATGTCCTTGCCAATAGCAACATCCGAGAGCGCGCCGCCGCACGCCTGCGGCATACGGTCATAGAGAGATACGCCCTCGCGAAATACCGACCGGATCGCAGGGATGATCGCGAACGTCTCGCGCAGCCCCACCCCCACCGCCGCAATCGTACGGCGTGCCGGGATAAACGCATAGGCATCCCGCAGTGCCAAATGCACGGGAATCGGCGTCCTTATCGTCGGGTCAATCATCTCCTGCGCGATGCCGACGCCCTCCATAATCACCGTATGCAGGGATTGTTCCGCGTCGAACGTATCCAAAATCCCGATGCGCCGCAGCTCGTGCGTCCGATGCGCGGGAATGAGGTGAAGTCCCTCGGCGATACTGCCCCCCTCTATGACGTCCGTCCGCAACGGCGGCACCGTCTCTTTTTGGACGCCGACACGTTCGATAACGTCCGTGCGCAGCGGCGGGACGAATACCGCGCTATCCGCTATACCGATGTGCTCGTGCAACATGATACAGCGATCTAGGATGTTCACATAGTCGTCCGATACCGCAATGCCGTCCGCGAGGTCGATATACCGCATCGGCGCACGCAGGACGCCGCAGCCCATGCCGACATGCTCGGCTACAGACATATGCGCCTCGTACTTACGCGCACGCACGACCGACACACCGAGCCGCTCGCACACCTCCGTATAGAGTCCCGCAGGAATCTCGTCCATCAGCCCGATGCGCTCCGAGATTGTCGTGAACCTCTCCATCCTGCGCGCACACGCCGCCGATATGCCGATACGCTCTGCCACGTCGCTATGCAAGGCAGGGATGAACGCTTGCTCCGAGGACAGTCCGATCTGCTCGTCCGCATTTGTATATACATGGCGATGCCGAGAAGAGCCTGCGCCGAGCATCGCGCACTCTACAACGTCTTGCGCGATGTCCAGTGCGCCAAACAAGCGAATTTGCCGCTCCGTACGCACATCCGAGAAGTCAAATCCACACTCCGCAAAGGTATATGCCCTGCCGAGCTGAACCGCTGAGGTAACGCCGCATTGGGGAGGGGCTTTCGGATGCTCCTCCTTCGGCACTTCCTTGTTCGGCACTTCCGCTTTCGGTTGCTCGCTCATATCCGCTGTCACACCTCCCTTCGCCTATGACGTGTGTGTGCGGCGCGTCACTCCTTCGCCATCTCACCGAATGTGAACTCGAACTTCACCGTGTAGACGTCTTCCTCGCCCTTGTTGATCACAGGGAACACGACACGGTCAAGGATGCCGTATACGGAGTCTGCTTTGAGTTCACTTGTTTTTTCTACGTTTTTATCTGTCTTAAAGCATACGGCGGCTTCCGTGATCGCCCCCGTCGCCTGTCCCGGTTGGAACACATAAAAGAAGCTCGCCTTCTTGTTCGCCGCATCGATTTTTGCTGCACACTGTCCTGCCAAAAGGAACGCTTCCAACTTCTCGTCAGTCGCCTTTGGCGCGGTCGTCCCCGTGCCGACCGCAATAAAGTGCGGTCGCGCGACATCCGCATAATAGGTGCCGGAGCCGCGTTGTGTTTGATCTGTCGCATCCCCAAATACCCGTTCAAGGATATGTTTGAACCCCATATCCACGATCATATTGTCCTTACGCGTTACCTTCTTCGTCCCGTCGGGGTGAATGAGCGTCCCCTCGAACGCACCTTTTAGAACGATTCCGTTTGTCTTAAATTCGAACATCTCTGTCACTCCTTATCGTAAAAATGGACATATGAAAAGCCGCCCGGCGGCGGCTGATCAATCTCCGATTCCATATAACGCTCCTCTGCGAGACTGTAGAGGAAAAACTTGCGTTTCGTCTCCGTCTGCACAATACCGAACGCGAGACAGTCGCTGCGCGCGGGACGAAACTTTATCGAAAGCATCCCGCCGTCCGTACAGACGAGTTCGAACCTACCGCGCAGATTGTTATATACCACGCGCATGGCACGCTTGTCCGCCGTGAGACATACAATCGTCGTGTCCGAAATCCCGTCGCGCAGCCGCAGCCAAAAGGAAAGCGAGAACACACGCGGAATATCCGCCCGGTACTGCACCTCGCAGCTCGGCGAGAGCACAAGCCCCGACCACCACCGCGACGGCGCATAAGAGGGCTTACCGAACTGCACCGCAGGCGTCGCCCCTGTGGCGTCGAGCGCCTTGTCGAGGTCGATGAGCGTACTGTACCGCGACTTCAACGCCTCGCTGTGCCGCGTAATCTCATACGTCACGGAGACGCCGCGCAGATCGCCCACCGTACCGTTCCACATCGTATTTTGTGCCGCCTCGCTCTCCCACGCATAATCTAGGTCATCGAACAGGTAATCGTTGTTCGTCTCCCCGACGACACTCCCGTCGAGCCAGTTGCGCGCGCGATACTTCTGCGGCAGCTTGACAGGCATGATGTACTCGCCGCGTTGCTCCTTTTTCTCAAGGAGGAGCGCCTGACGCGCCGTATCGTAGTAGAAATTATGCTTCACACCGCCGTACCCGAGCTTTTCCTGATCGAGCCGGATAATCACGTTCTTGTGAATATCCGAGAGGTTATTGAGCATAAAATACACCGCGTTCCGCGAGTAGTTATCGTGCTCGTCGATCGCCTTGACGAGCATGTAGTACGTCCCCGTATTCGGATAGACATAGCGATGCTTGTTGAGCTTTGTGACGAAGAGTGTCAGCGCCTTATCCCATTCGGGCGTCACACCGACCTTCACCTCATAGCGCACGTTGTAGATCGGCAGCGGACTCCATGAGAAGTCGAGCTGCGCCCCGTTGCGCTCCACGAGAAAATCCTCCACATCCGGAATCACGCAGAGCACCGTCTCAAACGCACCGTCCCCGTACTGGTCAAAATACGCGATGCGCAGCGTCTCAATCACCGCGCCGCCCGTGTAGAGAAAGAGATTGTCCCCCGAGGTGTACCGCACATCGTTGACGTAGATGTGCGCGCCCATACAGTCAAGCGGCACCTCAAGGAACGTGATGAGCGTCCCCTCCTGCGTCTTGGTCATCGCGATGTTCTGCGGCTTCGTCGGGCGCGTCTTGGTATAGCCCAGCTCGACGGGCGTGCTCGCCTCGCCCTTTGCATTCACCGCGAAGAGATAGATACGCCCCACATAGGAGAGCGGTAGACGCGTCGATTCCGTATTCGTCGTACGCTCGAGGAGACCGACCTCGCTGCCGACGTTCTTGTTCGTCCGCGTCTCATAATGCGCGACCTCTTCCTTACCCGTCGACCGCTCCCACGTCAGACGCCCGCCGAGCCGCGTGAACGTCAGGCGAAAATTGCGCGGCGCAAGAATCTTGCCTTGTTTCTCCGCCTCGATCTCATCCGCCGTGAAGCTGTTCGCCGCGTTGATCTGCTGCGCCTGCTCCGCGAGAAAATCCCGCAATAAACCGAGCAGATACCGCCCGTCGCCCTGAATCGCGTTCGGCAGGTCGGGCGGACGCAGAATCTTCTTCTGTATCTCAGCCGCCACCTGTCACCGCCTCCATCAGAATCTGCCGCAGCTCGTCATAGAGCGCCTTATCCTGCGAAACGTCGTACTCATTGCGATTGAGCGCGTAGAGCACTGCGACCTTCACCGCGTAATCGTTCAACGCCTCGTGCTCGAACGGGAGCGTGCCCTTCTCGTTTTCGAGCGGCGCTTTGCTCCGAAAGAACCGGAACTGCACCTCCTGTACACCGCCGAGGAGCTTTACCGTCTGCCCCGTGATGCGCAGCGGATACTGCCCCGCGGACGCCACATAGCGCGCGGGAACACTCTCACCGTCGTGCAGCAGCATCTCCTCCACCATCATGGGCGAGCGCGCCGCAATCAGCATCCCCGATACCTCGTGAATCGCCGTATTGAGAAAGCCGAGACACTCCTCCACACTATACTCATCCGAGATGTCGTGCCCCGCCGACTTAATTGCCTTCACAGCATCCTTTACGTCCATACACTCACCTCACAGGTCGAACGGCATCCGCAGACGCATATGGTTGTATCTCCTGCGCGGCACGATTGCTTCCACTTCAGAGATCACCGCCTGCATCATCGCGTCGTTCTCTTCACCCGCCAGCGCCATGCGCGTCATCTTCACGAGCATATCGAAGAACGCCTCCGGAAGCAGGATGCGGTCGCCCTCATGCACCGCGCTGAGCGCGGCATAGTAGCACAGCTTGAAATCGCCCTGCACATAGAGCCGATCGCCCGCCACCTTGAACAGGTCGCCGTGCACCGCTCCTGCAGGGATCGCGCGCAGACGCCGCTCTCCGCCGATGCGGTAGACGCCTTGCAGAGACAGGAAATCATCGGGCAAAGGAACGCCCTCCTCATCGAACGCACCCGCAGCGTCCCGCTGCCGATACGTCCGCATTCGCTCCGTCACATCGCTTTGGAGATGCGCAAGGCGGTTTCCGACATAGCGCAGCACCTCATTCAGCGCGTCCCATATCTCATAATCCGAGAACCGAACCGCGTCCATGTCCTTTTCCTTCCATCGGACTTCATCGCGCACGCGCGCCGCCTCAATCATGCGCTACACCTCCGCTCCAAATCCGCCGCGTGTGGTCTCTGTGAACGGCAAAGGCGGGATTAAGCTCGAAGAACTTCTTCACGAGACGCGTATATTCCGCCATGTCTCCCTCCTGCTGCGCCCGACGCGCCGCGACAAGCCACGGATCGAATTGCCAATACTCAGGAGGAATAAACCCAAGGGGGATGATATTCTTCCCCCGCCCGCCCTCACGCGTCACGTCCCGCGCCATCTCCGCCGCATCTTTGCAGTCAATCGTATTGCGCAGGACGGTCACCCCGTCTTCCTCATAGAGCTTCTGCTTTAGAATCACGTCTTGCTCCTTTCCTTGCATAAAAAAGGGACTATCTCCTCGATAGCCCCCACCCCGAAAAACTTACGCGCGCTTGATGCTGAGGATTGCCCCCGACGCCTTCGGCTGCGTGCCCTGAAGACCGAACCATGCCTCAAGAACAAACTCGGCGTACGAGCCCTTCTTCGGCAGATTCTGAACCTCGTGCGGACGCTGGAACCACTTCAGATCCCACAGCGACATATCCATGAGGTCAATGCGCGTGTCCTTATACATGCGGTGCTGCTGCGCGCGGATCGTGCCGAAATCCGACTCGTAGACATCCGTCACGTTGACCGCCGTCTTTTCCTTCGAGCCGCGCTGCTTCGTCGCCTGTCCCGTCACGATCTGAGAGAAGCGGCGCTTATTGCGCCCGCTCATCACGGCGATCGTCGGATTCCCGCCGCGCTTATAGCACATCTCCATGCAGTCGTTGATCATGTCCTCGGTGAAGAGGGCATTCCCCGCGTCGACAATGTTGTTCTTCACGATGTGAACGCCGCTGCCCGTGCCCGAGAGCGTAATGACATCGACGTTCTTGATCGCCGCATCCATATCGTGAAAGAGCGTGAACTTCTTCGGATCGACCGCATCCTTGCGGATATAGTAGGGCAGATTCGGCGAGAGCTCGGGCGGGAGCGAGCTGCCCGTACCGACCGCACGGAAATAGACGAAATCGCCCGTCTCAAGGCGGTGCGGCGTCGTCGTCTCACCGACATTGCCCGCAAACGTGACCGCCTCCATCTCCTCCGTGAGGAAGTACGGCACACCGCCCGTCAGCGCCGGCGTCGTCCCGGATTCTGCGCGGCTGACACTGTTAAAGACGAGCGCATACTCCAGATCGCGCGCCTGCTGCTTAATCGCAAGCTCCTTCTGCCGGATGAACTCATCCTGCTGACTGTACTCCTTGCGCACCTTGCGCTGTGCATCCGACACCTTGCCCGTATTGATGAAATACTGACAGCGATTGTCGCGCTGCTCGACCGAACCGACCTTCCCGGTCTTGTAGTCGGTCATCTCAAGGTTCGCGTTCTCCTGCGGGGGCTTGAGCCCTTCCGTCATCCAGTTAAAATGGAGATTCTCGGCGTCCGCCGCCGTCCCGAAGTTCGACAGAAAGAACGACATCTCCGGATCAATGTTCGTGATGATCGGGCTGTAATCGTCCCGAATCCCCACCGCCTCATACGTCACAGACTGCGACGGGCTCTTTGCTACTACCGGCATTTACTTTCAACTCCTTTAATCAATAAAAACAACTCATATGTACTTGCGCATGAACGCGGAACGATCACGCACATCCATGGAGCGCATTTTGCGCCAATCCACATTCTCAGCGGGCGCAGGCGTTACCTTGCCTGCGGACTCGACCGTCGGCGGCGCGGCTTTCGGCGCGGGCTGCGGCACAGTGCCGACACCCGCCGCATTTGCATAGAACGCCGTGCGTGTCTTATCATAGTATCCCTTTAGCACAGGGATGTCCGCGCGCGTCATCTGCCCAGTGTTGAACCGCCCGATCGCCGCCTCGACTTTGACCGCATCTTCATAGGGAAGCTGCTTATAGTACGTCTCCATCATCGCGTCGATCGCGCTGAAATTCGGTTCCTCGCGTACCATCTGTTCATACATTGGGCGCACCTCGGCGAGCACCGCCTGTGCCTCCGCCTGTTGCTGCGCCGCCGCATATTGGTACTCGTCGATGCGGCGCGTGATCGCGTTCACATTCATCTGCACCGCGATGCGAAAAGCCTCTGCCCTTTTCTGCAAATCCGTATCGTCGGAATAACCGGCGCCGTCCAAATCCTCACGCGTGAGCCCGAGGTCTTGCAGTGCTTTGGCTTCTGCGGCGTCTTGAATCTGCCGATACACCTCTGCATCGGGCACGGGCTGTTCCTGCGGCATCTCCTGCGCTGCCGGCGGCTGCATCTGTGCCTGCTGCTGTGCACGAAGCGCCGCAAGCTCCTGCTGCTGGCGGATCGCCGTATACTGCGCCCGGAACGCGTCGGGGATGCGCCCCTCGTCCACCTGCCCGTAGGTCATGGCAGAGAGAAGCTCATCCGCCGTATAGGGCGCGGGCTGCGCTGCCGCGCCTTCCGCGCTCGGCGTACCCGCGGACTCCTCCGTCGCCTCCTGCACGGGCGTCACGAGCTCGCGTACCCCCGTGTAGGGATTAACGCGGATCGCAACGTCGGGCTGTACGCTCGTCTCTACGGCGGGCGGTGGGGCGCGCGCGGCGCCGCGCG